TTGCTCCAATTAATTTTAAACTTTTTAATAGTTTAACGAATATCGAAATTACTTGCTTGGATTAAAGTTGTAGTCATTATTAGTGGCCATTAGTATTTTTTACTAAATACTACTTGAACCTTCATTGTATTCCAAATGTAATGCACCACGCCTTAGTAGTCCTCCCATTGTCAGCACCATTGAATCGACAGCATCATCATGTGGTGAATGCCCGAAGTTGATGAGTTCATCTTCAAGGATGTTCCACTTACGCCATTTATTCCACACAACCTTACCGTGCTCATACAAGCCCAGAACTCCACGTAATCTTGCTAGCTTGTCACCTTTAAATCCTTTGACTGGTGAACAGCTTAAGTTGTAGAGGGCACGCTGTTCAAACATGACACGCTTAAAGTCTCCTTCAAATGACGACTGATATGCAACAGCTTCTGGCCATATCATGCACGGTGACATCGTCGGGAAGTATTGACACTCATCGTTTTCAAGCACCACATTCCAGTCAGCTAGCATTTCACATAACGTATCCATCTTCTCTAGGTTTCCCATACTCTTGACCCTACGTTGGTCAATTAGGAATATCTTTCCGTCCTTGATTCCACCTAACGTGAAGACAGTCCAATCGTTCTTCTCGTTTAGGCCAGCACTAAGGTCAATGCCTACGCCTAAGCAGTCATAATCTTCTGGGACCTCGCCTTTCACAATTAGGTCTGGTGAGATACCAACGTCACTTGATTGAACTGCCGTATTGAGATACTGGTATGCGAATGCAACACGGTTCTCCATCTTGCGTTCGTTCAAGTACTTCATTGACCAGAACTCTGGCCAATACGAACGTTGCCTACCTTCAGCGTCTGTTATGACGGCTTTCTGGATAATTTGTTTCCAGTTGTTCTTGGGAACAAAAAGTGTTGCGTGGATATCATCAAAGTGGAATCTAGTTCCCAAACATATAGCTCGTGCTCCTTGGAACATAGTAGGTGCAATGACATTGGACCACGTTTGCTCCATCTCCCTTCTAATGTCTGGGTTGTTAATGGACGCAGCGGATTTAATAGGGTCATCGATAAGCACCAATTGTGACCGTTTTGAAGTAATGGCTCCTTTGAGACCTCCACACGCAATGGTAAACGCCTCTTCACCTGCTGTATCAATTCCTGCAAACTCATAGTCAATACTCCAGTATTCATCTGAACGTTTAATTTTTGATAATCTCACCATCGGGAAGATTTCACGGTACTTATTACTTGTCAAAATACCTTTGATAGTTGCACTTTTGGCTCTACTGATGTCAACCATGTATGCAATATATAGTATACGCAACATCTTCTTTGCTGCGGTATGTCTGCCAATCATCCATGCTGCAAACAATCCAAGGACTGTAGATTTGGCTGAACCCCTTGGGGCAAGGATTGCTGTATTAGGTCCACCAATACCTAACAGACATTCACTATCTACACCTGTACATAACTCAGCGTGCCACTCCAACATATGGTAGGCAGGCTTCTTACCCATTAATACGCAGAAATCTTGAAAGTTATCTCTTGCTTTTAATACTTCAGGTGATGGTGGTTTTACTGTTACTTTAGTGGCATTCATTAATGCCGTTCTTCTATAAGCTAAAGCAACACTTGGGACTGCCATATAAACATCTAATAGTGTTTACAGTCTAACGCCACCACCCACGTCTGCGTTCCGCCTGATACTGCAACATTCGGTCAGCATAAGATGCACGAGCAGCTTGAATTCTATTCTGTCTACGTGTAATTTCATAGGCAATCCTTATTGCTTCTTGAAACCTACGTCTTTCCTCAATACGTGGGTCAACGGCATAGTAGTCAGATAAGTCTACTCTTTGCATTCCAGGCAGAGGCGCTTGAATAGTTCCACGTAGACGTATGGCACGTGTACTGTGCTCCCTAATCTCTGGTAATTCTGGTATTTCAGGTATCATCATTAGTTGCTTACCTCGCTATAGACTTTTGCCCATACAGCATTCATTGCATTATCGATGGGTTCTGCAAACTGGGGGTCATCTTTAAAGATGTTTGTTAGTTCACGCATCACACGGTCAGCACCAGCAAGGATTAATCCACGCTTATCGGTAGAACGATTGATACGCTCACTGACTTCGATGTGTGACCTGAGCTCTTTCTCTAGCGCCGCTAGGCGCGCAGCACCGTTGTCACCTTTGATTTCACCGGATGTCACTGCCATGCGCAACTCTTGAATATCACTGTGTAGTGCAGCAATCTCACTGTTAAGGATTTCACGCCTGTTCAGTTTCTTATACTTCATTTTGACCCACCTAGATAGGTCATTGAATGTGCCTGGATATCCAAGTATGCCTGCGTATACCCAAATTTCAATAATTGATGGAGTGTATTCAGCAAACTCTTTGAACTCTTCGCTCTCTGATGCTGGAAGTGTATCCAGCCATTGGTCTACATACGTTAGGTAGACCTTTGAACCTTTTGCAGTCGAAGTAGTCATTAGAACATTCCTGCTAAGCCACGTGCATACTTACTCTGCCTTGCAGCTGTTTTACCTTCTTCCGTTGTTTGTTGCATCATGTTCTTACGTTCCTCACTACCTGTTGCTCCTATCTTACGAACATCTTGGTCACCTTGACCGATGATTGTTTTACGGTCTTCTGAACCTTTTACTTTAGTCAGTGCTTGTTCCATATAACCTTGAGCATCAATCTTACGGACATCTTGGTCACCCTGAGCTCCAATTTTGCTTAAGTCTACATTTCCTTGTGTATTGATCTTATCTTTATCTACTTGACCTTGTGCACCAATCTTATTGATATCTACATTGCCTTGAGTATTTACCTGACGAACCGCTTCATCACCAGTTGCATTAATCTGCTTGAGCTCTTCTCTACCCTGTGTTGCAATATTTAGTCTGTTCTGGTCACCTTCTAACTTAGTCTGACCTTGTTGGATATCACCCGCTTGTGCTGCAGCGTTAAGTCCACGGTTTGCTTCATCGACAGCAAACTTAGATTGATAATCATACTCAGCACCCATCTTCTGCATGCCGTAGTTAAACTCATCTTCCATGATTATGGAAGTGTTTGCTAACTCAAGCTTTGCAGCATCAGTCATTTGACCAGTCGCAATCTCAGCATTGGTGTATGCCAAATCCTTTGCCATCTGGTTGTTCAGCACGGTCTGAACATTATCTGCCAAGAAAGTATTCTTCAGTGCTTGACCCGCAGTATCGTCTGCATCAGGACTCCAATTATAGAATTGGTTCATGATGGACTGAAAATTAAATAAGCCTGTATTCGTTGCCATCTGCGCTTTTAGCTATATCTCTTCTTATTCTACAAAGTTAGAATGTAGTTAACTTATTTGAAAGTAATATGGCTAACGTCAATAATTATATTGCTGCTGGACAGGCTTCTGTTAGAAAGAACCTTAAAGCACGTGCGGCGTTATCTGAGAACAAGACTGACTTCGGTGCTCTTGGGCAGGAAGCTATTAAGGCAGAACGTGATAAGAAGATTGCTGTCATTCAAGCAAATGCCAAGGTGGCTAATGCTGCTCAGAATGCAATGACCAAAGTTGAAGGAGCTAATATTATTGTTGACCGTGACAAATCAGTTGCTGCATCCAAACGTAGTGCACGTAAGGCAGGGTTACTTGCAGCAGGGGCTCAAGCACTTGGTGTAGCTAATTACCTCAATAAGAAGACAGATGCACCTAATGAGCAGCTATCCCTTATTGAGCAACAGCTTGCTAAGTATAAGCAGCGTCAGACTGATGCAACTAATAAAATTAATAGTATCGAAAGCGAAACGTATAAGGCTCCCTCCACATTACAGAGTTCCAATCCTGATTCAACTAAGGCGACAGGGACTGAACAACAGACAGCATCTGCTGGTACTGATGGAATGGGTGACGGATGGAACCGTTGGAGCAGACTTATCCGTGCAGGTGAAGGTACTTCTGGAGAGAATGGCTATAACACTATGTTTACTGGTTCACAGTTCTCAGATACTTCCAAGCACCCACGTCAGATTAATCGAAGTGGAGATTTAGCGTCTGACGCAGCTGGTGCTTATCAGTTCTTATCTACTACTTGGGATGGTGCTAAGAATGCTCTTGGTCTCACCGACTTCTCGCCAGCTAGTCAAGAGAAGGCAGGTAAGTATCTTGCTCAGAAACGTGGTTTAGCTACGGACACTGTATTCACTGATAAGCAGTCATTCCTGAAGGAACTAGATAAGATTGCACCAGAGTGGGCAAGTATGCCTACACTTTCTACTGGTACTTCATACTACGGTCAAGGTGGATTAACACCTGACCAAGCATGGAATATTTATAACGGCGGTTAAATTGTAAAGCCTGCGC